TTGTAGTGGATACCATCAACTCCGGATGAGGCAGTTGGCAATGTGACAGAGTAAGCTCCACCTGCTGAACTTAGCATGAAGACCTTACCACTATCAGCGGCTGTTAGTGTACGAGCTACGGTGATTGGTTCTATCTTTTGTAGAAATCCACCTTTACCACTATTCTTTTCTCTTGTTGCGGCTCTCATTATTCATTACCTCCTAGATTATGGTGCTGTGTAAGCAGATTCAAAGTTAAACAATGCGTGTGCTTCTGGTAAAGAAACCTCTAAACCAGCTTCAGTCAATACCATATCTTTACGTAGGTCTTCATCAGCAGACTGCACATTAGTCATAATGTGTGTGTCTCTGTTTACACCGTTACCAACTAAAGGTCTGTAAGCAACTTGGTCCAAGTCAACCATAGCCATGAATCCAGCAGCAAAACCTCTAAATAAAGGTTCTTTTACTAGGGTTAGGTCACCATGAATAGTTTCTACTTTGACCACCTTATGTCCAAAAGAACCTTTCTCTTGTGACATTAAAGGATTAGCAGCAGAATGTACTGAAGATAAGAAAGTACCTGAACTTGCCATCTTATTAAAGAATGTGATTACAGGTAATGAGCATAACGCAAGCTTTGCGCCAGCTCCACCACGTGCAGGGTCAAAGACAACTTCTAAGTCAGCTAGTAACGCATCGTAAGTGAACTGTGCGTCTGAGCGGGTTGAGAAGTATGCTTTATCCTGTGTGTAATCTAACTGAGCATTATCTTTAATTTGTGACTGTGAATTTTTCACAATACTTCCAATGATACCATCAGAATAAGATATACCGTTTACGAGACCACCTTGACCAAAAAGCATAGCTCTTTCGATATCAACTTTGTGCTCACGTAATTTTAAGTTCCAGATTCTATCAAACTCACTAGCATATCCACGATATACAGTAGCTCTTGCAGTATTGGTTAACTCACAAGAGGTTTTAAAGATTTGACAGAATCCGACACCGTTATCTAAATGCTTTGAGAAAGAGTCTGGAGAACCAGTTCCTTCTTCAAATGCACTACCGATTACGGTACATAGTGTTTGGTCAGCAGCTCCGGTGGTTGAACCTGTTGCTGCAGACACAGTACGACCAGTAAATGTGGTTGTATCACCAGTGTCTACTGGAGAGCTTTCTATTCTGACGATTGCGGTTTCTGGTTCGTTGGTTGAAGCATTAGTTTCACCAACAGCGAAGACCATTCCTTTTATAAGAAAGTCTACTGAACCTTGTGAAGTTCCAGCAGTTTCAACAGTATAAGTTAATGTACTGCCTGCAGCTGGTACAGTGTGAGCGGCTGCTAGACGAAAACTTCTATCTGTCATATCAATCTTGTTTCTGTCTTTCAACCATCTAAACTGTGGGTCATCCGTAGGGACTTTGGCTACCTTGGATAAGTATACAAAAAACGGCGATTCTTCTGGAGCGAGGTCTGCTACTCTATCACTAAAGTTAAACAGTCGTCTCGAAGGAATCGTGCTGTCTATAACTGCACCGGGGTCTCCAACCTTGAGTGGATGTGGATTATTAAATGTTGACATTTGTCATTCCTTCCATTATGTGATTAATTAAAGGACGCTATTTCGACTCCCAGCATTTACTATATTATCCCACATTTGATTCTCTGTACTCTTTGGTGAGCTTTGTGCACCACCTTGTAGTACTCCGGCTGTTCTAGGTTGTTGTTGGGCATTCTGTACTGCTTGGGCTGTCTCTGGAGCGTTACCTTTGTTTTTTACATCTCTGAATAGCTTGACAAGATTAGATAACCCTACAGATTCTTTGGGCTGAGTAACAAACCCCATAAACTCTTGAACGTCTCCATCCGAAAACTTATAAGTGTTTCTAAGCTCATTGACTGTATTGTTGTAGGTTATTTCTTCTTGCATCTGTCTCTTTTGTTGCGCCATCGCATTATCAACGACATCTTTGGCAAGCTGCATCTGTTGATTTAGCCTGAACTTAAAAGAAGGTGACTCTGGAGTGTGATACGCATCCCAAGGGTTAAAGTCTTCCGGTTTCAGACCCGGTTGACCTTGTTGTTGCTGTTGTTGTGGTTGTTGTGGTGCATTAATATTTTCTTGAAGCATATTTACCAAATCAGGTCTTTGCTCTAATAATTGTCCAAGAGGCTCAAACTTACGTAGTTTATCATTCTCTGCTGTTGATTTATCATACATAGATTGAAATTTACGTGCTTCTACCTCCCATTCATTTACTGGAGTTGTTTCGCTTTCTACATTGACCTCTGGAGCATTGTAGTCTACAGCTTGCTCTACAGGTTGTTCAGCTTGTTGCTCATACTGAGCGTCTGTTTGTTCTCTTACTTCTTGTACTATATCAGCGCCACCATCTACCAAACCATCAGCGGTTGGTGTAGCCTCTACTTGTTGATTATCCATTATATTCCTTTCAGATGTCTCTAAGCTTTAGGAGCAGAACTAGCGTCTTTTCTAACATTCACTAATTTCTCCGCTTCGAGCTTCACCTTTGATTGTAGGTTGTTTAGTTGAACTCGTCTATCAGCTTTGGCGTCCGAAGAGATATCTTTCAATCTAGTCTTGAATTTCTCGACTTCGACTTTCTTTCTATCACTTATGGACTCCCTTTGGGCAGTCTGGAGGTCGCCCTCCAAATTCTTAATTTGCTCGGTCATTGCAGCAATCTGTTGTTGTAATAACTGTCTTTCTTCTGTTCTTCTCATTACACCTTCCTTGTCAAATATCTCAGGATTCTTTTTGAGAACCTCTGTTCTATCTACGATGCCCATTCTAAATGCTTCCATGTATACACCAAGCTCTGCATACTTATTGGTTGGTAGTGTAGAACCGGGCTCAATTCTAACGTCATGCTGTTGTAAATTATGTTTTTCTTTTTTGATATCTAGTATTGCTCCTACCTTTTTATCATACATATTAATAGTTGCTTCTGTAATATCATTATTGGCTTCATTAAGCCTAAAAATCTTTTTATATGTGTAGTGACCTTTGGATAAGTTGTACAACACCTGTCCTAGTCTGTTGATACTAAACTCTATGTCTCTTAGTTTTGACTTTGGTCTTTCTGAACCTAGGGATATCATCCTTTCCGTAGCTCTTACTGTCTCTGGTGCCTTTTCTGCAAAACCGTGCATCATCTCAGGTAATCCAAATGTAAAGTCAATATAGAACTCACACTGTTGTATTAGTCTATAGAACTCAGAAGACAATGGCTGCGGAGCTGGAAAGTGTGGCTCACCCTGTGTACTATCTACTTCTATGACTGCGTTTGGATTTGCCCAATCTCTTTCTAGTTGACCAAGGTCTTCTACACTTCCTAATGGGACTAATAGCTTTAACCCTCCAGATGCTTGTGCGTGTGACAGTGCCAATGACCATAACTTATTTAAAAGCCTTTGCATGGGTCTTGCCCTTGATACATCTGACTTTGGATAAGGGGTTTCTGTAAACACATTTGGAAAGGGAACTATAGGGTAGTGGTCAGTATTCAATATAGTCTCATACAAAACAACTTGACCAATACTAGCACAAACCTTTACTCTAGTCTGTCTTACTGGTATAACCTCATATTGACCTGCTTCTATCTGTTCTCTATTGTTTTCAATAAACTCTGCATACTCAGGTTCACTCAAAATTACTTCTTCACCGTTCTGCATATCTATGATACGGTAAAAATTAACTTTAACCTTGTAGAATCTTTCTAGTATCTGATACTTTTGTCTTTCATAATAGTCTAAATCCTTGACCTCAGAAGGAGTAAATATCTTTTTATTATTAGCATTCATTGCATCAGGATAATCTTCTTCAAGATAATTTTCTAAATCCTGTATAATGCCAACTTGCATTTCTCCAGTCTCTGGGTCTTCTTGTTCTCCTAATTCAGGGTAGAGGTTGACGACCTGTTCACCGGTTAGTATCGTGGAAAGAATAATACTTTCAGCATCATCAAACCAACGATTTCGGGTGTTAGGAGAGGCATATACTCGAAAGGGATTTACATAAGTGAACTTGACATCACCTCTACCAAAATCTGATTCAGGGTCTACATACGAATACAAATAACCTAATCCGGTCGTTGCATAATCGTGTATTGCGTGCTTTAATTGATAATCACCATTTGAGTTACCCCAGATATAACCCATAATAACTCTCCATATAGAAGCAATCTTTACATCGGAGTCTTCTCTAGGTGTCATGGTAAATGCTGGAGAACGTGAAGTTAAAACAGCTTTAAATTTTTCAATAGCTGGTCCAATCCTATCCATTGGTACATCAGCTTGGTTTCTTGATTGTAACTCATCTACTTCTTCTGTAGAGTAGTGGTTACCATGAAAGAAATCTATATCAAAACGAGCTTCGGTATCCCAGCTTTTTCTAGCATCTCTATATCTACGATATAGTTCTTGGTTATAATCCGCTCTTTTATCTTTTTCTAATACCATTAAGTAGTCTCGTTTGCTAATCTTTGTACTAATAATCTATTAACCAGCCCTTTTACGTTAGGATTTAAAGCACTTGGACTAACTGCGTTCTTGTTTAACATAGCGCTTTGCCTTTTTGACAATGGAGTCTCTATACCGTAAGCTGGTAATATTGCCTCTGATAGTTTTGGTACCACCATAGCTTCTGCACCTGTCATACCGTTTTGCATCCTAGAAGAATAAACGTCTGGTTGTAATGCTGCTACTCTTCTGTCGTTAGCCATAGCCCCCATCAAGTTGTTATCAGAAATCATACCACCTTCTTGCATATTTGGCTTTTTAGATTGTTCTACTCTTCTTCTAATTCTTTCAAGCTCTTCTTTTATAGATTGTTCAGTAATGGTATCACCGGTAAAAGGATTGACCTCGATAACTAAACCTTTTAATAGTTCATCCATATCGGAGCTTTTTTGTCGTATTTCTTTTTGTTTTCTAGGCGCTGGAGGTCCAAAGTACTGAGGTCCTTTTACTTCAACAGGCTGTCCAAACTGAAACAAATCTTTTTCAGCTTGCGGTCTAGTATCCATATTCATCAAAGTATCCATAGCTGCCTGTCTTAGGTTTTCTATACCTACATTATCTAATACTGACATAGCATCTCTTCTGATTCCTCTAAGTGTATTCTGAGAAGGAAGAATACTACCACCCTCTTGATACATCATTGGTGGCATATCATTACCCATTCTTTGCATAGGGCTAAGATTCATAGCTGGATTCATAGGTCTTTGCATCATAGGCTGTTGCATACCAATCATACCACCCATCTGCATTTGATTCTTCATTGAATTAGCAATAGCCATTCCTCTTTTCTTTTCATACTCAGATATCTTACCATCGTTATCTAGGTCAGACTTCTTCTTGTCAAAACCAGTACCTTGATTAAACATTCTACGACTATGAAGAGGACCACCTTCTTGGTATTGTATCATACCGCCTAGTTGTTTTTTAAGTTCTGTAGTGTATGACCTACCATCCCATGTAAAAGTATCTTTTCCTTCTCTTCTTGCTGTCCTAAAAGCATCTCTAAATGACTGTGCCTTGTTAGAAGCTTTGTCATAAATAGGGAAATTGTTTTTGTCAAAGGCTACTGGCTCTTCCGAGGCTGTTTGCTTTGTATTTTCTACAGCAGCAGAACCTAATAAATTTTCTAAAGCCGAACTAACCCTTGCCCTAATAGTTGGTCTAAGCTCTTTTGGAACGTCTTTTAATTCTGGTTGTGCTAACCCGGGTGTAACGTCTCTCAAAGCCATTACGTTTCTGTTCATTTCCTCTTCGCTTAGTATACCTACTTCTTCTGGGCTTATGGACATCTCAGGGGTTACATCCCTAATTGGCATTTCATCTCTGTTCATCCTATTGAACATATCAATTCTTTGTGCTAACGCAGCTTCATCTGGGTCTCCCATCTCTGCTAGGCCCGGAAAGAGTATCTCATCTAAGCTTTCTCCTGAAAAATCTATATCTTCCGCTGGACCTCTTAACCCAACATCTTGAGTGGTCATATCTGCTATATCTTCAGGGCTATCCATTTGAGCTGTTGGTCTATAAGCTTTTTCTCTTCTGCTTATGGCAGCATCTGCTTCGGCTAAACTAGCTATAATATTTTGAACATCTCTTCTCTGGGAAGCTGGTGTAAATGTAGGTGTTGGAAATCTTCTGCCAAATGCGTCTCTTTGAAAAGCAGATAGCTCGTAAGGACCCATTTGTGGTGATACTCTAGAAGGAGGAGGGTTTAAAAATCTAGATAAGTCGCTTATAGTACTTATGTTCCCACCTTCTTGATACATAGGTGTCTTAGGTGAGACCATGCCTCCTCCGGGCATCATCTTGGTGCTGGCACTGGCAATAAGTGCATCTATGGCACTATGAGCGTTTTGAGCGTTATCAGCGTTGTTCATCTGTTCCATCCTTCCGATATCGTTGATTTGCTTGATAAGAGGCAAGAAGTCCTCAGTAGCCTCTTTATTGATGATAAACTCTCCGCCTTCTAGTTCTACATCGGGACCGCTAGCAACAGAAGCATAACCTCCTCCGTCCATATGAGATGGTCCGACCACTAAGCATGAGTCTGGAAACATCATTCTGCTTCTATTTGCCATTTGGTATGTGGTCCTATAGCTTAATTATTGTAACAGAAATCTTCTATCGGGAGAATATAAAAAGAAATATTGTAACTAACAATAGCTTATTTTATGTTCTTGCCCCTGTCATCCAATTGTAC